GAAGTATTCTTCGGAGAGGCGTGTCTTAGCTGTAGCTGCAAAACCATCGAAACACAAAAGAGTATAGTGTATATCGAGGTTGTCTGTAGCAGCTGAATAATCGCCAGAAACCCATTGGTCAAACTGTAGGTCAAACTTAAGCTTTTGCTCGAGTAACTTTTCCTGTGCAATAATATCATGTAAATGATGTTCTTGAAGAGGCTCACCAGTTAAAATAAATTGTGGGAACTGTTGTAAATGTTCCCAAAACTTAATCTGGAGAGGTTTACTCAAATAGTAAAGTAATGCTGGTCCCGTAGTGATAGTCCGAACCTTAAGTGGCTCAGACAAAGGGATTACATTGCAGCTTGGTAAGACCTGGGCAAGTATAGGCATAGTAAGAAAAGGACTCTCTTTAAACTCCTCAGAACCCTCTGGTGCACGTGCATAGACATAGTCAAGAGTGACTTGTCGTCTACGAATACGTACTAGATAAGTGGTTCCAGGTAATATGTCACTTTCTAATTCGTCAGTCTCAAAATAGAGATCGATAACATCAGAAAGGAGTTGATCCATAAGAGAATACCCTTCTATAGCCGGGGTAGGAAGAGCATAACCTCTAAACTCTGTAGTACTACGAACATCAGAGTACATAGATAAGAGATTAGAAGGCGCAACAAAGAAACCAGGTTCGTTCGTTGGGAATAAACCACCCAACGCCACCCATTCAGAGTAAAGGGATTCAAAAGACACTCCGGTCTCTTTAGCTTCCTTTTTTAACTCTTTGATCTCTTGATCAAGGGAGGTACGATCCATATTCATACGTTGCTGATACGCTTCTTCCGTTCCCGAGACAAACTCAGTCTGAACTTCTCTAAACTGGCCACCACGATGGGCGGCCCGTTCATAGGCGGCACTAGAACTAGGTACTTTGACAGCTCGGATCTCATCATCACTGATGTTAAACTGTGCTATCATTTTCCCTTCTTTAAACCGTCCATTAATAATAGAACGAAGTTTGCGACGAAAGTTAGTCTCAAAATCAATTTCCTCTTCCACCTTGCTCCATGAAGTTTGTACGTTCATGGATTCGAAACCCGAGGGCTTCGACAAGATTGAAGCATGCTTTTCAATTGCACTCGCAATGAAAGAGGTCGGTACTTCAAGGGCGGCTCTCTTGACGCCCTGTAGGAGACCTTGGAAGATACATGCATTCTTCTTAGTGAACGAATAGACTCGATTACGAATAAGTCTTTTCATTGCGCCCAGAAAGAGGAACCTTCGGGTCTCCGGGAAGCCTGATGGGGGAACAGGCAAATCCTGCTGCTGAAGAAATGCAGCCATAGGATACGCAGTGATATACTTAGCATACCCAACGAAGAGATGACTATCAAGTCCGGCGAGCCATAAAAACGGTTCAATGATGGTGGTGGCTTCCATCACTTCCACAATCTTTGGTAGCGAATCAAAATATAATTCTAATATCGCTATAAAGAAATAAATGGCCGAGGCTCCCGACTGATAATCTAACTTCAAGTACTCCGCACTGGGGGAATAACGAGGATCAGAGCGCTTCTTCAAGCCCTCAATGAACTTCTTAAAACCCCTATCAGTGCAACTATTTAAGGAAACATTCTGTATGCGTAACAGACCAGATAACTTGGACGACTCAATGAGTCGATCCAAGACGGCTGAACGCACGAAGTACGGAATGTCCCCCGAGCTACCACCACGGTAGCACAGGGCATCCTTCATCCCATCTAGTAAAGATAGCACGAAAGTGCAATTCTTTTTGATGTCTACATCCTGAGACTCCAAAGTTTTAGGACCCTTTAACTTCTTTTTTGAAGTAGCCGCTACTGAAAGCTTGTCACTACGACTTGATTTCATGATCGATT